GTTTCCCAGTCACGATCGGTAATAGGGAAACTTCTTTTGACTTTGCTAAATCTTCTCTAAGTTCTTTATTTTCTTTCTCAAGATTTGTTATATCTTCTTTTGCCTTTTTTAGCTCATCACATGCTTTTTTCATTTCATCGTTGTCATCGTTGTCATCATTGTCATCATTGTCATCAGTATTATCAGGTTTAGCTTTTTTAAGATCTTCTATATAGCCTTTCATAACAACGCTATATTCAGGTTTCATCTTAGCTAATATTTCATTTACTAATTCCTCATTCATACGAATGCCTCCTTTATTCTTTGTTAGTACAATCCATGCTTGAGAGCAACATCCCTCTTTTACAAGATCTACTCTGTCTATTTCTGTTTTAATGGCTAAGTTTTCCATTTTCATAACCTCCTCTATTATATGTCAAGTCTAATCTACAGGTACTAATTTTTTAAAGGCACTCGCCAAATTTTGCCTTGTATGCTAAACATTCCTAATTCACCATTTATTATCTTGTTGTATATATCTTTATTCTCAATATAAAATCCAATAAACCAGCCAATAGGCAATATTCCATCTGGTATACCTAGTACAGCTTGTTTTTCTTTTGTAAACATTATAGATTCTATCATTTCTCCAAAAGCATCACCTTGATGTTCTAAACCAGTAACTCTGTGATTTCTAACAAAATTGTATGCCGACTCTTCTATATCAGCTTCATCAAGTACATCTCCAGCCCAATCAAAAGGTATGTTTCCATCTTTGTCTCTTACTACTGATGCCCAACCAAAAACATATTGCTTTGCTTCTAGTGACTTTGACAACTTAAATTCAACACTATCACCTACAGAGTCTATTACTTTAATTTCTTTAAACAAACCATCATTATCTAACATTACATCATACATAGTGCGTATCCCCCTCTAATGCTTTATCAGCTGAATCATCCGTCGATATAGGCTTACCTGTAGCATCGACATTTGAAGGTTCACTATTAGAAGCATGCCCTACATTATGCTTAGCATCTGCTCTATTACCATATATTTCTTTAAAATCTTTTTCATCCATAGATGTAAGTCCAACTGTATTACGAACATAATTATGAAACTCTAAGTCATGGTTTATATCTAAATTTGCAGTTCTAAGTAATAGTGCTACTTCTTTAAGTGTTGCTTTATTTACATGTGATGATTCTATCTTAGGGAAACCATTCTCAGGAAACCATCCATTCATAGCGAACAGTGTAGGAACCGCATCTTTATTAAGCACTGCACATATAGACTGTAGTTGTGATTCTAATGAAGAGCTTAAAAGTTCTTCTTTAACTTCTGCTAAAGCATTAGAACCTCCATCAGATCCTAACATAACTATATCAGCAAGTAAAACAGCTGCTATATTATAATTGTATCTATTGATAATCTTATTTGTGTCTTGTGATGTGCTACCAGAGGCAGATAATAATTCTAATTTCCATCCTGGTGGTAATACAACACCTGCTTGGGCGTCTTGCTTTATACCTGATACAATAGCCTCTGCTGCTGCTAATTGTTCTCTCATATTCTCATCACTATCATCCCACAGATCTACACCTTCAGCAGCTGTTAATACAGGAAGTCCATTAAGGTCTCTTTCTATACCTATAGCTTCTATTATCTCAAGATTCTTTTTTGTGTACCATGCAGTATAAGCACCTCTTAATGGTGATTTACCCTCTGGGTTATTCTTGTGAACCTGTGTTCTGAATAGCAAACCTTTCTTAAGTGGTATTGTTCTATACGTATAGTCTGGTGCTGCACTCTGAACAAATGCTATAGCATTTCCTTCGTCATCAAAATCCCACCTAGCTAGTGTTGACTGTGCTCTTGGCGCTAATGATCTCCATCCTATTTTGTAATCATCATACTTACTATGGTATTTTTTACTTTTTGTTTTAAAGCCACCTCTTACCTTATATATTGTCTCATGAAAGCTAAAACCATATACTAAAACAGATAAGGCTTCTGCTATAAAGTCTTCCCATGTATTTTCCATATCATCCATACATTGTTGAAGGAACTCTGCGGCTTTCTTATCTTCATCTGTAGTACCAGCTGCAGCTACACTCCATGTAGCTTCTCTCATCTTAGTTTCACATAAGTATAATATAGAAGCTATTACTGGATCATTTGAACTCATTTCTTGATATATCCTAGCAGCATTTGGGAACTGCATTTCATGAAGTATATCCTCACTTACAAGCCCTGTAGTAAAGTTTAAACCTGTTAAACCTAACGTTTTACCTAAACGTGGTGCTTTTCTTTTATCAGCCATATTTGACACCTCCTGTTCTTATAATATAAAAAAGACAGCTCAAAGGAGCTATCTTCTAAATCTAGATGAGCATTTTAAATTTTTAGATCTACCAAACATGCATGCCTTACTCATCTCACACTGTGCTAATCCACCTGAAGCAGAATCTGTAAAGTCATCATGCTCACCATATGGGAAACTTTCCATATCTACAAACAATAACTCTTGAACATCAGGTTTTATTGCTTTATTATAATGTAATCTACCTTCTTGACAACATACTGATAATGGTCTAGCCCTTTCAACCTTACTACCTGAGGCTGTTACAGAATCAAAATTATACCCTTTTAATAGATTCTTAAAATGCTCATGCACAAAGTCACCCGCTGCGCCAGGCTGTTTTTCCATACGTATTCTTACATTCTTACCATCCTGTTTTGCCGTTTCTAATATTAGTTGGTCAACCTGTTTAGGAGAACCTTTTACGTGTTGTATATCAGCTATATACGCGTCCGTACCATACACATATACTAAAGTACCAACAGTACTATCTGGATCTATTTTGGCACGAGATTTACCTGCCTTTTGTTTTGATGGATCTGTAGATGCAATATCCCAAAACCTTATGGCTTTACGCATTGGAGGCATTTCATGAGGCCATAAACCTATCATTAAGCTTCTATCAAACATTCCTCCTTCTTCTCTTGCTTCCCAGTTACCATTTAATAATTGATCTCTTTCTAATGGTGTTAATTCCATAAGCGACTGTTTATATGCTTCTGTATCAAGATTAGGGTTATCATCAAGAGTTGCTCCTATGAACTTCCTGCCTCTTATTTTAGCTTCTTCACCAAAGAATCTATTATAATAGAAAGTGTGATTCTCTCCACCTGGGTTGGCTGTTGCTCTAAATCTTAAAGGAAAATTATCATTAGCTCCTTTTCTTAAACGAGAGAACAAATAAGTATATCCTGAAGGTACTATCTGAGTACACTCATCTACACCTATATAGCTGAATGCAGCTCCTTGATACTGATATTTATCTTTATCTGTTTCAAGATATCCAAATTTAAGTGTTGCCCCTGATGGGAATCTATACATCTTATCTTTTTCAGAATACTTAACTTCTCCTGACTTAACAAAAGGTCCTAACCATTCTTTAGCCATATCTAATAGCGCTTTTGGTTGAGCAAGGTCTGCATATGTCTTTCTTATTAACAATGCCGAGTAGTTAGGTTGATCTACATACTGTAAAGCAGCCATAAGTTGCACAACTGATTTACCTCCACCAGCTGCTCCTCCATATAATACCTCTAATGGATCTTGCATTAATAAGAATGCCGTTTGCTTTGGAGTAGGTGTCCAAGGACAATATTTACTCATTTTTGGTGTCAATAATTTAGCTAAGTTTTCTCTTTGTACATCTGTCATTTGTGACAAATCTATATTATTAAATAAATCAAGCAATTATATCATCTCCTCTATGATAAATTGTAAAATAAAAAGAACCTGTAGGAGCGAACCTACAAGCTCTTTTTAAATCTCAGTAATAGCTATAGCCACTATCCATAGTACTGAAAATAAAGCAATTATACCACCAAATATTGCATTTTCTATTATTGTCTCAAGTTTATTAATACGTTCATCAATTTGTATGAACTCTTCTATCACATCCCTATCGTTAAGCATATACAACGCCTCATTGTAATTAGTTAATTTATTCTATATTAGAAAGATTAACAAGGGGCTATTCACCTATATAACTTACTTCAGCATTAAATTTCTTTGGCATCTTGAATCTTCCACTTAAGGCATTTGATACAGTGCCACCGTAACACATCAAGCCAGTTTTCTCAGATATAATTGCAGCTGCTCTTGTGCTTGATCGTGCTATGTGTTCTACACCGTCACTAAACACAATTTTTACCTTCTTTGCATCCAATCTGCAATTTGCATCTGCTCTATCTCTGTTCTCTTTAAGCCATTCCATATACGACATCATCTTATCTTTTTTCTCATAACTCCATAGGAATCCTTTATACAGCTTACCATTAGCTCTAGCTGCTGCACACAATGATTGATTAGGACAATTCATATCCTCAGAAGCTTCTAAAGTTGAGGCATATTCTCTAACAAATTTACCATATTCTGTGTACTTATACACTTTTTTATTACTTTTAGGGACATAACTCTTTGAAACGGTAAGCCCACACGCGTCCGTATAATCATCAGTAGATTTTATATCACCCTTAAAATCACGCGTATTGAATAATCTATACTTATTTCCATGCATTTTAATCTCTTTTTTACCGTTTATATAGCCCCTAGCCGTGTCTTTGTTCATACCTGTCTGTTCACAAAAGTGTTTCATACTTCTGTAGGGCAGTATCGCTGTGCTCTTTATATTCACCATTATTATCTTTGATGATTCAGCAGTTACTTCACAAACCTGTAACAACTCTCTTATGGCATTTCTTAACGGACCTACAACATTTATCATAATACCTCTCGGCAAAGTACGAACATCCTCTTCCGCCTCTTCAACCGTACAACTACTATAATTTCTAAAGTGCACTCGCTTATTACCTATAACCTTACTATAGCCAAAACCATTCGACTTATAGTTAGCATTAATGCAATGATACGTATTATCTATCATCAATACATCTCCTACTATTTCATCCTCAGCACCTAAAGTCTTAGTACCTCTTACATACGTATAGTTATTTACATTTTCTTCCCTCGCAATTGCTGCGACTACTCCCTGCGTTGCTATCCCACTTAGTTTACTCATTTTACACACCTATGCTAGACTCTTCCAGTCTAACCCTCTCTCTTTCATTTCTTTAATACATTTTTCAACAGAATCTATGTCAAGCTCAAAAAGGTCTACTTCACCATTATTGTAGTATCGTTGCAAATAACAAACAGCTCCGAAATCAATTGCGACTACCTCCCAAACATCATTATTGTAGATTATTAATTCACCAGTTTTTACCATAATACCATTCCTCCTTAAGAACTTTATTTACTTTCTATAATATTATTATATACTATTATGTAAAGAAAGGGAACCAGCATTTATTCTACTGATTCCCTATTTTTATACCTTTAAATCTAATATTATCTGACACATCATTTCGTCATCAATCTCTTCGCACAAATAATAAGCATTATCTGCTGAGTATCCTGCAAAAGGTAACGCATTTATATACTCAGCTGTAGCTAAGCCTAAGTTATTACCCTTAACATCTATAATAGGATATTTAACATCTCCTTCAAGCATCTGTTTAACTGCAGCGTCACGGTCTAGCTCAACTACAGGTGGTGATTCTTGCTCCACAAATAACGCTCTTATATCAGCGAACATGTCATACATCTTTTCAACCTTAGCGTACATGTTATTAACTCTTTGCTCCATATCCTCAAATTCTTCTTTGTTTAGCATTATCATCAAACTCCTTTAATATCTTAGCATATAATATAATCAATCCAACATATAATAACCAACCGGCTTTAGGACTAGTAGCAATACCCATGCCACATAACATAGGTGTAATAGTAATTAAGAATGCACTAAGCAATCTAGCAAATAACATCATTCAACAACAACCTCCAAAAACTTCTTTATAAAATCTACACCAACAGTAACAGATTTACCCATAATATCTTTATACAGCTCAGCACTCTTTATTTCTATACCATCTTCAAAGAACTTATATCGTACCCATACTACATCACCTCTAATTAATTTAATAGTATTAAGCTTATCGAACCTATTAGCAAGCACACTATTTTTAACTCTATACCAGTTACCTCTTCTAACACTTTGCATTAATACTCATCCCCTTTCGCAACTACACGTGTAGTTTCTGTTTTTGTGGTTTCAATTCCTACACTACCTAGCATTCCAGCTTTACTAAGAATACCAAGTATACTTTCCATATCAGATGTCTTAACAGCAGTCTTTTCTGACTTCTGTGCTCCAGTATTAGCTGGACTATATTCAGCAAGTTCATTACGCTTATCATCCAATATAACTTTCTCTTCAAGTTCTGTTGCTAACTTAGCTACAGCGATCAACTGTCTAGGATCAGCAGCTAGCACATGTGCATCTACTTCCTCAACTGCTATTGCAAGTTTTTCGTGTAGTTTCGAAGCAAGACTGTAATTCTTCTCATTAAGAGACCTCATCTTCTCAGCTCTTTCAGTTCTTAACTGCTCATCACAATAAGCTTTATAATGCTGTAATCTTACACTATACTTCCATTTAGCCATGTGATTCCTAGCTGTGCTATACGGCATACCTATAGATTCAGCAGCACTTCGCAAACTAGGTTTTGCCATAGGGTACTGACTAGAGTATGCAAGCCATAAACTCCAGGCTGGATCAGTTTCTCCTATCTGTCTTTCATAAGGCTTCATCTCGTTTTTCTCGCATATATCTAGATAATTCGATTCATCGTTGTGCGCTACTACAGGCTTATTTTCTACCTCTGTAGATACAGCGTTGCTGTCGCCTCTAAATTCAGATACACAGCCTTGACAAACATCTAAATAATCTGGATCCATCATTGCTTCGTCTAGGTCTCGTCCACATACTTGGCAAGTAAACATCATATTAACACCACCCTAAACATAATTTAGCTATGCAGCAGCAAATAGCATTTATAACAATTAGTACCTGTGAATATAATATACAGTGTAGCTTCGTTACTACAGAGCCTCCATTATCTATATGCTCTGCCAAAGCGTCAAAGCGTTTATCCAGTGTTTCTTTAGTGTCCCAAGCAACACTGAATGCCTTCAATCCTATCCTTCTTTTTATTTTCATGTTACTACCTCCTTAATTTCTCTATATTTTTATTATATACTATTATGGAACCTAATGGAACCAGTATTTATTCTACTGATTGTTAATTTTTTAACACATGGTATTTTTTTACAGGGTCCCCGTAGAAAATCGTAGCTACAGACTTGTGTTTTGTCTCACAGAATTACGGCTTTGAGTCTACTATTTTGCGCCACGCTGCTTAATCCAGGATCGTGACTGGGAAAC